TTTTTTCTTCATCTTCGAATATAAGTTGGGCTTTACGGAAGTTGTTCCGGGTGTCCCGATTTATGACTACAGAAAATCTGCGGCCAGTACGTGGACCATGGTACCGTCCACGTCTTCGGGATTCAAACCCAAAACAACTTCCTCGAACAGGTCCAAGACTTCAGAAGCCATGAACCCGTACCGGTAATTGGTGAAGGCATTGAAATCGTCGTACTGGATAGACACACTGGGAATAATCTTGTCACGAATGTTACCAAGGGTAACACCCGCTTGCAGTGCGTTCCAGCTCATGGACGATTCCAACCCTTCGCGACCAATTCTCTTGGCAATGCCGAACTCATACACAAAGCGTTGCAGAAACAAATCTCGCACTTCAGGGAGGAAGCGGAACTCGTAAGCGTAACCAATTGACTTACCTGCCATGTAAGCACTATTGGATACGGAGTGGTTTCTGTTGGCTCTCATGTTGAACCTTGCTAAAGCCTTACCCAAAAGGGGAACCGTGAGGTGCTGGCCGTCGCAACGAGGAACAAAGAGCTTACTAAGAAAACCACATTGAACTAACGCTTTCCGTCTGAAAACGGTAGCAACCATCTGAGCTTGCTCGGCCACCCCAACGTAACGTTTGGTGGCATGACGAGGAAGGCCAGTGATCCTACCTAGCATGTCGTCGCCGAGAACAAGGCAACGGCTGCTGGGAGATCGGATGGAAAGCAAGAAAGTATAAAGAATGACAGTATTCCAAAAACTATTGCGGAAGGTGGTGTCGGTAGCGCCGGTGGGAAGTTGGTTTTCCAAGACGGCTTTTACACCGTGAGTTTTGTTGGAAACCTGAAAGCAGTTGGTCTTCAGGTGAAGACGAACAAACCACTCAGGACAACCCAGCCTACGCATGAGCGCCATCTCCAACAGCATGACGTCTTTACACTGACGCATGTCGTTGGCAGAAAAATCGCTCTCGATAAAATCACCCTCCACGTCGTTTAAGAACGCGGAATACTGTTCGGGCGTCTTCTTGTAGGAAAGACGCATCCTGTGTGGCCCTGGCATTTGGTTATAGCCACCCTCTAATCGGAGCATAAGCTCGCAGAAAATAGGACCAGAAAGTGCGTTATACAAATCC